TGTTATTTAGCCTTGGTGCCCCACTATATGCGCCAAGACATGCAAAACCTAGGTCCATACCCAAGTGCGGCGGTCATTCATGCGTATTTAGATGCGTACGAACCCCCTATCAGGATTGGATCTTTCACCGAAACCTCATATGGCGTATATCATTTTGTGCCATGTGTTACTGATACAAATTGTGGTTTATTCAGTGATTATGCCTTCTCACCGACTGCTTTCATCTTGAGCCTCTTACCAGGTTCCGTTGGTGGAAAAACTCATAAGAAGAAAAAGAATGCCTCTCCTAAAAAAGAGGAAGTTCCCCCTGCTACTCTTCGAGTTGGCAGTACTGTAGCGCGTCTTTTGATGCGTAATGAAGCCGAAAATGGTGACAGATTTGACTTTGTTTACATGCCATGGGGGCCCATTCCATCACTCAAAACAGTTGAGAAGTATCGTTGGTGGTACGAAGTCGATTTACCCTTCGAAAGAGTTTCCACCCACAACATGACCTATATATGACATTTTGTCCACTCACTTGTCGGTAAGCTTGATAGCCAAACCGAAATAGATGCATGTATTCGTTACCTCGACAAGCTACGCAGTGTTCTACGAACTAGAAAAGACATCGCTCCTCATGCTATTGATTACGCGCATCCTTCAAACGGTGACGAAAAAGTAGAAGATGAGCGACGTTTATATCATTCAAAAAATATTGGTTCAGTAGAGCCTCATTCAGAAACAGCTTCCCATACGCCTATCAAAACAGCGAATGATCCTTCACTTATGATTCATCTTGGATCTTGTGGTTTAGTGGCAGCTTCTTGTGCTTTACTTCGTTCTGCTTTTCGTTACGATGCAACCTCCCAGGATTCTTTAGTTCACACAGTGACTCCTCGGGATAACGCGTTTATGCAATCAGTGGACATAGAACCAGTTACTTGGGCTGATACCATTAAGGATTTAGCTGCCGTTTTCCTAATTTTGAAGAGCGTTACTTCCGTTGAAGATCTTACCTCGCGTCTACTTGGCATTGCCATTTTAAGACGCAAGGATCTTGAGATTTATATTCGGAAAGCGCTCCGCTTATTGAAGGATAAAGATCTTGCAGAAAATTCTGATAGCACCATTCAAGCTGAAGCACTTGACGATCCGGAGAAGATTTCACATTACCTCCATGAATTTCGCAATCTCAAAGAAGGCTTTTCCACCTCTAAGATCGGAATTTTTCTCAAGTCAGTAGTAGCTGGAGCCATTTGTTCCTCTTTCGTGGAAGACGATGTTCTCTTGCAATCACGCTTGGAAATGTTAGATAAACTGTTACCCGGTGAGTCGTTGAGACACGAGGATGCATTTGAACTCTTACTTAACGTGATAACTTATACAGTGGAGTTTCTAGAAGTAGCCCAAAACAATCCCGACGACATGATGAATTTCTTACTCCCTGCTTCGTGTTCACGACGCATGGCCTGGATTAGAGCACATACTGAACATTTTATGGCGGCAACGCTAGAAAAAGTAAACTCTACACCAAATGAATTCGCCCGCGAAGTGACCCAAATTCGAATGGACTTGTGTATGACTTTAGCTGCTATGAAAAGGCGCGACAAGTATTCACTGCGCACCATCACTACCTATTCTATGTGGTTGACAGAGATTGACAATCTAACTGAACGTATGAAGATGACGAAATATGCGCATAGTCCGCGAATGCGGCCCTGGTGTGTTCTTTTCTATGGAGGAAGCTCAATTGCGAAATCTATTTTGGTTGAGCAGTACATTAGCTTCTTCTGTCGAGTTCGTGGTTTAACGACTTCTGAAGAGATAATTTGGCGTGCCAACAACGGTAAATACGATGATGGCCACATTGAAAGCAAGAAAATCTACGTTTTCGATGATGTCGCCAATGGCAAGTTGACTGAACAGAACATTGAGAAACAAGATGTATGTAAAATAACGCATCTAGTGAACAACACTCCTTGGGGTTCTGAGCAGAGTGAAGCTGACAAAAAAGGCGCTCACTTTCACATCCCTGAACTAATAGTGATGACTTCCAATATTCCCGATTTAAAGTGCTTGCAATATAGCAACTATCCAGAGTCAATGTGGAATCGCATTCAAGCTTATAATGTCACTCTAAAACCTCAATTCGAGCTTAGTGATCATAGTCTCAATCAAGCAGTTGCCAATTCTTTGGTGCCGTTACATCGACTGGCACCCATGGTACCTGATTTTGCAAGAATAACAACTTCTCGCGACAATAAGACTTCGTCCCTTCACATGGACATCATTGAGAATGAGAGGAAAGACATTGAGCACTGGATGCCCATCTGGAAAAAACAGTGGAATGAACATTTCAACAAACAAGACAAGATTATGAAGGAACTGAAGATTCTGAAGGATGTTGAGATATGCGAACATGATATATTAAAATGTTTCTGTACGCAATGTCGAATTAAATATCCTTCTGGTAGTGCAGCAGCACAAATCAATGAATCCAAAGAACTGTTGTCTAATTCAAGCAGTGGAGATGTTCCTACGCAGGCTGAAGCAATCAGTGACGGCACTTTGTCATTCATGCAATGCATGTACGATGATTTTGTAGATTGGATCGCCCGCTTACCTCTCCCCAGAGTTAATTCTCTAATTGGAAATTGGCTGGGAAATTTATCCATTCGAGCTGTAAAATCCTATGTTGAGCTCATAGCACGTAGCACTATACCGCAGAAGCTAGCACTTATCGCTTTTAGTGGAATTGGAACAGCAGTCGCAACAGCGCCTGTAGTTTACACGTGTTATCACGAGCCAGTTGCTGGAGCTTGTTTAGTAGTGGCAAATTTATCTATCTTTTTTACTTTGTTATGCCACGTGAAAGCTATTGCAGCACAATGCATTGTAGCCAAAGTTCGGTACGGCATGTTCAGCTCTGAGACAACATTAGGAATGGGAATGAAAGTTGTCGGGTTTATGCTCGTAGCTAAGCAGTTATTGCGTTTCGCCCAAGACTTTTCGAATCCTGTTCCACAAGGAATTTTCACCCAAACTCCAATGGAAAACATCAAAGAACCCTCTAGTGGGATTTGGGATAGTATCAAGAGTTTTGTGTCTTCCGAAAAGAAAGGGACCTCTACTTTAGATGAACGGCATCGCCAGTACTACAAGCGATTGTTCGAAGTTAAAGAAAAAGGGAAGGTTTTGTGTCATGCTTATGCTCATTCGCGTGAAGTGCTATTAGTACCCAATCATTGGTACACAAGCACTAAATGCAAGGAAAGCTTGAACATCGGCCTTTACGGCCGTTCAACTGACAATCGAGTTGTACATGTGATGAATTCGATCAATCCCCCTGGGACTGATTGGTGTTATCTTTTGCTTGATACTCAGCTTGAAGTGCAAATCAAAGACCAATTGCTGACAAGTGACCTAGGACACAATTCTGGATTTTACCCAGACGTCTCAGGTAAATGGACTGTCCGATCTCTTGAATTCGGGGAATTCACCAATGGAGTGAGTTGTCAACTCGGATATAAGGCGGCAGGCGTCCACACCCAAAAAGGTATGTGCATGCAACCTGTTTTCGCAACCGCAGCTCCTTACAAAATCATTGCTTTTCACATGGGAGGTACTCAGCCTCACGTTCTGTCTAAATACGGTGTAGCCCACGCTCTCACCGCTGATATGGCCTTTCAACATCTTGATTCTTCTAGTATGATTGTACCGCATTCAACGCGTTTCGACCAAACCACTCTCGGAAAAGGGAAGTTGAAAGAAGTTTCGAGTCCCACATTGTTACATCGACATTCATGTTTTCAGTCCGAATACGACACCAATCCTTTGGTTAAGGAAAAAACCCTAACGGTGCTTGGAGCACTTAATGAAGGAGTAAAACCTAAATCAAAAATTGAACCAGCTCTGTTGCAGTCCTTTCTTCCCGAAGAAATGAACAAGTTCGGTCCACCTCGTTTTCTGAGACATCGTGATTATCAAAATAGTTGGACAAAAATCCAAAATAAGATGACCCTAGTACCAAGATGGGTTGTTGATAAAGCAGTTGATGATTACGCAAGCTCGCTTTGTTCAGATATACCCGATGAATTGCGAGAAGGACCTGTTAAGTTAAGTTTCTCTCAAGCCATTAATGGATTGTTCAACGATCGCTTCTTAAACAAAGTGGATATTAGAACTTCTGGTGGCCCAGGTTATCCGAAGAAGGAAGAAATGATATGGCGCGAAAGTCCAGATTCACCGCTACAGTGGTTGCCTGAATTAGAAGACATAAGTATGAAAATTCTAGGCGAACTCGAATCAGGTCATCAAGTCTTGTTTAGAGTCGCTACAGCGCTCAAAGATGAGATAGTAGTACGTGAAGAATTCAGTGGTAAGCGCAAAGTTAGATTGTTTTATATATTTCCAACCCCCGCTCTTTTAGTAGGGAAGATGTTATTTGCTCGACTCAACTCGTATTGCACCGCGAATCCAGTTAAATCTGGACTAGTAGGAGGCATGAACCATACACGAGAAGATTGGGGTGAATTGCTAGAGATTATGGAACGTTACACTTTCGCTTTCGATTCCGATTATTCGGGGTACGACACGAGTCAAAGTGCACAGTCCTTTATGGCCTTAAAAGCCGTTTTGTGTTCTGTGCTACCGCAACTCGGTTATACCACGAGAGAAACACGTGCTTGCCTGCTCTATTTAGATGCAATGCGCGATGCTCCTGTTGAGTTCAATCTGGCTCTAGTCCAATTTTACGGAGTATTAAAGTCAGGAGTTTGGATTACGTTGCTAGCAAATGGAATGGTTAACAATATTTTATACCGCTTTGTGTATTTCATCATCTTAGGTGAAAATGCTCCCCCTTTCTTAGAAGGGAATTTCTTAGCAGCGCAAGGTGATGATGCCATGTTGGCAACCAATCTTAAAGAAATGGATCCAAAAAATGTGTTCGAAGCCTTCAACAGTTTCAACATGAAAGTAACACCAGGTCGCAAGACTGGGGTGATCCAATTCCGCAAGGCGAAGGAACTTTCTTTTTGTAAACGTGGTTTCAGAATCATCAACTGGCGGGGAAAAACATTTGTCGAATCCCCAATAGAACTCGACAGCATTTGGAAACCGTTATTTTGGAAGAATAGCGATTTAAGTATCACAGATCACTGTTTAGCGAATTTAACACCTTTCTTTCTCGAGTTGTCAAGACACGAGGAGAAAGTGTATGATTACAACGCAAACATACTGTGGAACGCCCTGAAACACCCTTCCGCTCCAGGCACGGAGTTAAAAGAGATTCCAAGTTGGAATTACCGTTATTGGATTGACAGACGTCTATCCAAGGTATTTCCGGAGTTAGCTGACGCTCCTTCCGATGACAAAAATTCCGGAAAATCAGAAGTCAGTGATGCTATAGGGTGCTAATCCCCTGTGCATCTCGTTTTTATCGTTCTATGTTGCCGTTAATCCGCGGCTTGTATATTACATTTATGAATTACTACACAATTAAACACACAAACAAAAACAAACGAAGATACCAAAGAGGAGAACGTGACTTTCTCCACTATTGAAGGCGGATGGAGCTCTGGATTGAGTTCCGTTCGCGATCCTAGCACAAATATTTCCAATGACCAGTATGACGCTCAGAATTTTCTGAGTCGACCTGTATTAATTTACACACGCGATTGGGAACCCCAAGAGGGTTTCTTTGACGTGTTGGACCCTTGGAGCATAGTGTGCGAAGACGAACGAATATTACCCCGACTCACGAATTTCATGAACCTCCGTACGGATATGGAGATCAACATAGTGATCAATGGAGGACCTTTTTATTCCGGGCGTCTGATAGTGTCGTACCTTCCTATGGGAGGTGATGACATTGTCTTCAGCGACACCGGAGTCAATCCATTTTCACTGATTAACCTACATCAAATGGAGCACGTAATGTGTGATCCAACGTTGAGTGAAGGAGGGAAGCTAACTTTGCCCTTTCTACATCCGAATCATTCTGTTCTAATCCCAAACAAGGGATGGAATCGATTGGGCAGACTGTATGTAGCGCCCTTTAATACTCTACGTCATTCAAACGATGGAATGAGTCCTGTCTCTATTTCAATATTCGCAATGCTGAAGAACCCTAAAATGCATTGCACGACAGAAGTAGAACCACAGTCAGACGAGTACGGGATAATTTCTGGACCAGCTAACATTATCGGCAAAATTGCTGGCTCTCTAACAGACGTACCTGGAATAGGTATGTATGCTAAAGCAACCCAAATGGTTGCTAAAGTAGGAGTAGCTGTAGCAAAGATGTTTGGTTTTTCACGGCCCAGAGTCTTAACCGACCTCTTTTCACATGATTTATCATGCACTGATACCCCATTTTCCGGAGGAGCATTGTCTTTTACTGCAAAGAAAGAAGCATGCATTTCCCCTACTATCATGGGAGCATCAGACGAAGATCAGTTGGCACTAGCCTACCATACTAGAAAATGGAATTATTTGACGCAATTCGAATGGTCCTCATCTAGCGGAACTAGTGCTATGCTGTTTAATATCGGAGTAAACCCTTTACAAGGTATACTTGATGAAAATGGAGTTTTGCAATTTACCAATCAAGGATGGATTTCAAATCTCTTTCAATCTTGGCATGGTAGTATGGAAATAATGTTGCAACCTGTTGTTTCCAGCCACCATCGTGGACGCTTAGTTGTCGTTCACGACCCAATCCGAGTTTCCGATACTGTTCGCTCATTTGAATCTTTTAACGTAGCAAACAGAGCAGTAATTGATCTGAGCAATAAAGCAAGTACTGTATTCAAGATAGGTTGGGTGCAGGATGGAAATTACCTACCGGTGGTTAGTAAAACAGCCACTACATGGGATGAAGTCCTACCTGCATTCACAGCATTTCCGCAACCACCTCGCGACAGCGACAATGGACAGTTTGCGGTATTCGTTTTGAATCAGTTGACCACACCTTCTGAATTTTTACAAGAAGTCACAGTCAACGTGTACTTTCGCATGTGCGAAGATTTTTCTCTCCAAGATCCTACACAGGAGAGAATTTCGTCATTAGCCGTACTCAATGAGAGTAGAGGCGAAGAACAACCAATACCTGATTTTAGTGGAATTTCGACTCCTGAATTTATTCGAGCAGGAACCGATTTGCTCACTACCCCAGTTACAACATTTGTGGACCAAACCGTTAGCGCGGAAGAAGGTCTAACAAATTTAGTGACTTGGAGAACAGGTGTTGGAGTTAACGCTAGCATAAGAGGTGTACTTATAGATGATGGAATTGAAGAAGTAACAACCACTCTTCCAGCATTTTATCTACCTTATGCGTACGTAGGACGTCCTGTATCTCTGACCTTTAGAGCTACAGGAGCAGGTAACACCGACATCAACTGGAACGCTTCTTTCACGAAACCGTTTCCCGCTTTTGCTGATGCAACTGTCACACAGACAGTAACGCTCAATGGAATCGGTGATGAAGCTGTTATTACATTTACACCAGCAACACCGTTCATAGCAATGTCTTTTACAGGGTCATCGAGACCCTTGATTCGAGATATTACCTATTCGCTGCCTACCGGTACAGAAATTATAGTATCGACAGCAGCTGATTTAAATGGGATTTCCGCAAATATTGCCGGAGCCCAAGGTGATGACTTGATCGAACCAGTTGACTTGCCAGCACAGGTGTCAGGAACCCAATCTTTAGCGCTTGGATTCCGAACGGCTTCAATGGCTAATGATGCAGTAGCGGATGGAAATTCTTCGTCAGTAACAACATACGAGGAAGGTCTTTTCTTTACTAAAATCAGTTATCTTAGGGACAATGCAGTCCCACAAAGTGCTGATCATGATGAACCAGTTGAAGATGATCCTGAGCCATCCACTCCAGATATTGAATTGGAGCAAGGTTGGACTCCTGATGACAGCGACTTATTTTTCGGCGAGAAAATATTGTCTCTCAGAACCATGCTAAAACGTTTTACAACTAGCTATATCGCCACTTTCACAGAATTCAGAATGAAGCAGATGACTCTGCCTCATTATCCCAGAGCAGAAATGCTCAATCAGTTCACCGTTCCAATGACCCTCTATTCGTACCTAGAAAGGGGGTTTTTAGGAGTACGTGGATCTACAAGAATTAACATTATTCCAAGTGATATTCCAGCTAATGTGGTGCCACACATGTGGTTTTCAAAAAGGTTACCTACCAGTTTGACGACTTTAACACCAACGGCGGTGTCACGTAATGGAATTGACATCGTTTCCACATTAGATGGATCGCATGCTTCTTGTGCCCATGTATTGGGGGCTTATAACCTGGAACTACCCTATTATGACAGGGTAAGGTTTCTCCCGACACGAACTTCGACCATAGCATGGCGCGACTTTGATGGACAATCGAACTTTTACAATGTCTATCTTAATAGCCCTGGGCCTCTGGAATGTACGATTAATT